CCCTGTGGGCAAAACAATTCAAATTGATTAAACCTACATATTGTAGGTTGGAGAACAGCAATGAGTGCAATAGCAAATAGTGCAGTATTAGTTAAGCTAAACATTAGTGTGTGGGGTGCAAGCAAGCGCAACAAAGACCTAGAGAACGAAGTTGCCAAGGGCAAGAACGCCGACCCTCGAGCAATGCGTATGTACGACAACCTGATGGTGGGATCAGCGGGACACAAAGATATACAAAAGCACGCCGCCAATGTTCGGTTATGGCATTCGGCTATGACGCTGCCTTGGGATGACAAGGGTTATCGCCTATGCCCAACAAGTTTGTTCATCGACTACAAAGCGCAGCATAACGGGAAGCATCAAGAGTTTGACCGTTTGGTTAAGACCTTTGAGAACAAGTACGCTACCTATCGTGAGGTTGCTAGAGAATATAGAGGTGACATATTTAATGAGGAAGACTATCCGCCTGTTGAACAGATACTTAACAAGTACGCATGGGGCTTTGTTGTTGCGCCCGTACCCGCTAGTGGGCACTTGTGCATAGACCTACCAGAGCAGGAGATGCAAGAGTTACGCGCCGCGTGTGACGGGGAAGTAGAGCGCAAGATCAGAGAGGCAGTCAAAGAAAATGAACGGCGGCTACGCAAACAACTCGATCAGATAAGTGCAAAGTGCGCGGTGCAAGGGGACGCAGACGACAAACGGTGGCATGATACTTTTGTGTCTAACCCACTGGAGCTATGCCGTATGCTTAAGCACATGAATGTTACCAATGACCCCAAGTTAGAAGAAGCGCGCAAGAAGTTAGAAGAGATCATGGAGGGCAAGACAAAGGATATGTTCAAAGATCAGCCCGAAGTGCGCGACGAAGTTAAAAAAGAAGTTGACGAAATAATTAAAACCTACGAGTGGTAAGGAGAACAACATGAATTTTACACAAGTATATAGTCACCGCCCCGCGAGCCGAGCAGCTAACGCGGCAAAGCAAATAAAAAGCGGGAGCGTAACGCGCTTCCTCAACATGCCCAGTAATGTTTATCAGGAGGAGAAGTTTAATTACCCGCTCACAGAGTTTAGTCCAGAGGCAGACCCAAATCAGCACAGGGAGCGAAAACAAGCGCACAGGACAGCGTACAGACTACTGCGCCACCTTGCGCCTAAAATGATGCGCTTAAACTTTTGCGTTGATCTATCCTTCAATGCTACCTTCCATTCCATGCTTGTTTTCGATGGGTTAGAACCTGTGGGAGCGGTATACGTTAACGACGATACAGGTGCGTTGAACTTTACTAACAACCGTATAGTAGGCGCGTTGCGTCGCGGGACGTGCATGGAAACTACTAGTGATTCTAAGGCTGCCTCTATAATCCGCAAATACTTTTATGGTATGAGCAAGGTTGAGACTCTTAGCGCCACCGCAGTGATAATAGACAGAGCAGTATCCTCCGCGCACCAAGACACGAAATATAAACTAGGTAACGCAAAGCGTAATATCGTGCGAGAGCTAGAGGAAGCTGCATTTTCCGACCCGCTTCTTAGCCAAGCAGTGCAGCAATACTTCAAAGCTAAAGGCATCGGAGAGTATGTAGCAGCGCATAAAGACGCCGCAGAAGACCTTACGTTAGTAAGTGAAGCCGCCAAGGCGCAGAGCCGAGGTCAAGGTTTGTACTTACAAGCCGCAGAGAACGGATACCATGTATGGCAGCATCGCGACACAAAAGTACGCACCTACAAGCGAGAGCTATTACCTGACAAAGTGCGCGGCGCGATAGGACTGCTTAAAATGGCAGAGGACAACAGCTTCATATCTAATGTTGGCTTTAAGCACGCCGAAGGAATGTTTTGGGTATCAGAGGAGATAGCTAATGAACTCAACAGTTAAGCGCAGAGGCAAGGGTGTTAAGCCTGCTATGGCACACGTAAACCTGCGCATCGCAACAGAGGTGTTAGACTACTACAAAGAGAACTACACCAACTACACAACCGCGATGCGCGATGCACTTGAAGCGCATGTAATAAAAACCCAAGAAACTTTACCCGAAGATTTCGACGACTAACCTACAAATTGTAGGTTGGTATGAAGATTAACCCCGCCTTTGTGCGGGGTTTTTTGTGCTTTACAAAGTCCAAACTATGCGCTACGCTCCTTGCATGGCTTTAACCCCCGAAAAGAAAGTGAAGAACAAAGTAGTGCGATTGCTCAAAGAGCATGGCGCGTATTACTTCTTTCCCGCCAGTTATGGTATGGGTCGCAGCGGAGTGCCCGATGTTATATGTTGCTTTAACGGCAGCTTTCTCGCTGTTGAATGCAAGGCAGGTAAAGGCAAGACTACTGCACTACAAGACAGGGAGATAGCTGCGATTCGTAAATCGGGTGGCACTGCACTTGTTATAAACGAAAACAACCTACACGAGCTTGAGGCTCACATAAATGAAATTCATAACGCTCGACTTTGAAACTTATTACGACAGGCAATACAGTTTGTCTAAACTTACTACGGAAGAATACATACGCAGTGACAGCTTTGAAGTCATTGGCGTCTCCGTTCAAATAGATGATAGTAGTTCTAGTTCTACCACATGGTTTTCTGGAACGGAAAAGGAAACGCAGGAATTTTTAGATTCGTTTGATTGGGAAAACTCTTTAGCCATTGCGCACAATGCTATGTTTGATATGGCTATTTTAAGTTGGCGGTTCGGTATAAAACCTGCACGCATAGCAGACACGCTCTCGATGGCTAGGGCAATACACGGCACGCAAGTAGGTGGCAGTCTAAGGGCACTCACTGAACACTACGGCATAGGCAAGAAAGGCACTGAGGTTTTGAACGCGTTGGGTAAGCGGCGCGAAGACTTCTCGGAGGAGGATTTGGAGGCGTATGCGGGTTACTGCAAGAACGACACGATAATCACTTACAAACTATTCAAGTGTCTTATGGCTGAGGGTTTCCCTGTAGTAGAGCTTAAACTTATCGACTTAACTTTACGGATGTTTACTGAACCCGTACTACAAGTAGGGTCTTATTTGCTAGAGGGTCACTTAGACGAGCTTAAAGAGAAGAAGGCTACGTGGCTTGGTAAGGCAGGTGTTACCCGCGAACAGATAATGAGTAACCCGCAGTTCGCAGAGCTACTTATAGCGCAAGGTGTTATACCCCCCGTTAAGGTCAGTTTAACCACTGGCAAAGAAACTTTAGCTTTTGCCAAAACAGACGAGGCTTTTCAAGCCCTTAGAGAGCATGAGAACCCTGTTGTGCAGATACTTATAGGGGCGCGGCTAGGGGTAAAGTCTACTATTGAAGAGACACGCACAGAGAGGTTTATAAACATCGGTAACAGGGGCGCACTGCCTATACCGCTAAGGTACTACGCTGCGCACACCGGACGGTGGGGCGGGGACGACAAGATCAACATGCAGAACCTTCCCCGTGGCTCAATCCTTAAAAACGCCATGCTAGCCCCTCAAGGCTATACTTTCCTCGACTGCGATTCTTCACAAATTGAAGCAAGAACCTTGGCATGGCTCGCAGAACAAGATAATCTGGTCGGTACTTTTGCAGCAGGAGACGATGTGTACAAGGTTATGGCTTCTTCTATATACGGCAAGCCAGAGGAAGAGATCAACAAGGACGAGAGGTTTATAGGTAAGACCACGATACTCGGTTGTATCGGTGCTGGGACTAGGGTACTGTGTGAAACAGGGTGGAAGCCGATAGAACAGGTAACCACATCGGACAGACTTTGGGACGGAGAAAATTGGGTATGCCACCAAGGATTACTAGAGAAGGGTTTGAAAGAAACTGTGAGTCTTTGCGGGAGTTGGTTAACACCCGACCACAGGATATTGTGCGGGGGCAAGTGGCAGGAGACGCAGTCAGTGGTGCAAGACGAAAGCACCCTCTCCCAAGCATTGGTGACCGGAGCGGCAAAATTACCGTTAGAGGCTTTGTCAGGGGAGTGCGGGGAGGCGTTAAGGCAGTTATCGTTAAATGCGATTGCGGGCGACCCGAGTATACAATCGACCGGCACAACCTTAAAAACTTTAGGACTACTCGCTGCCCAATCTGTGCTAAGCAAGCAAGCAATCAAAAAAGGTATTGGAAGTATGCCGCAGCCATGCCAGATGATTCCCATAGAACACGACTCCTCAACAGACTTTCTTCTGCTATCTCCCGGTGCCATAACTCAGGAAATAGCAGGCACAAAGACTACGGGGGTAGGGGTATACGGGTTCACCACGAGTGGAGAGAGGACCGAACAAAGTTCCTCGCGTATGTACAGACACTTGAAGGATGGGATAGCCCGAGCTTGGAAATGGACCGCATCAACAATGACAAAGGGTACGAGCCAAACAACATACGGTTCGCAACCCGAAGCCAAAACATGCGAAACACTAGAAGCATCCAAAAGTTGCAGCAAGAAGTTAATGACCTACGATCTCGCCTACGCAGGGCCGAACAATCGCTTCACAATATGGACGGATAGCGGACCGGTAATTGCGCATAACTGTGGCTACGGTATGGGTGCTGCTAAGTTTAAAGCGCAGCTCAACTCGATGGGGGTAGAGCTAGCGCAAGAAGAGTGCGACAGGATCATACAGATTTACCGTAGGGCTAACCCCTCTATTACAAAGCTATGGCGCACTTGCAACGATGCTTTGACTGCCATGGTTAAAAACCAGAGCGTAACGCTAGGTAGGGGCGGGTTACTCAAGGTGGAAGGCAAACGGGGTATACGACTACCTAACGGGCTGTATATAAAGTACCCGAACCTACGCAAGAGGATTGACGAGGAGACAGGACGAGAAGAACTTGTCTACGACACTAAGAGAGGACGCTCAGTCATACCGAACAGGATATACGGCGGTAAAGTTGTAGAGAACTTATGCCAAGCCCTAGCTAGGTTAATCATTGGGCATCACCTGCTGTTGATAGCTAAGAAGTACAAGGTTGTCATGACGGTTCATGATGCTGTAGGTGCAGTGGCAAAAGAAGACGAGGCAGAAGACGCCATGCAGTTTATATACGCCTGCATGAAGCAGACACCTGATTGGGCAGAAGGCTTGCCCTTGGATTGTGAAGGTGGTTTCGGAGCCTCTTACGGAGAGTGTTAATTAAGAGGGCGAGCTAATGAAGAGTAAAGATAAAGACTTCAGAAAGACCCAACAAGACTTGACCGAATTAAATGGTGAAGGGAATAGACAAAGAGGCCCTGAAGGCGAAGACGAAAGTGATACCAAACCAGATGATGGCAGTAAAGAAGAGGCTGCGGAAAAGTGGAAGTTAACTGTAGGGACTAGTGGAGGACACGCTAATGAGTAACAGAGATTCGTTAGACGCAGACTTAGATAGATGGCAAGACGAGCAAGACGAAGACTACATTGACCCTGCTGAGCTAGCGCGTGATCGTGCTGAGTACTTAGCAGACCACGGAGCTTATGATGACTAACGAAGATATAAGAGCCATGCTTAAACTGTTCGCCCGCCAATTAGAAATAGCGGCGCAGCTTAGACAAATTAAAGAGGCGAACAAATGAATGGCAAAGGAAGTAAGCGCAGGCCCACGTTCGTCCCCCTGCACGAGTTCGGGGATAACTGGGCAAAAATCTTTGAGAAACCAGAACAGAAGGGAGAAGAGAATGTTGACAGCAGAGATACCGAACTTGAACGTGGAACCGAAGAAGGACAGTCCCCTACAGAAACAGACGGGCGGGACACACTATAAGAACATGGCGATCCAACCTGCCGAGTACGCAGAGAAGAACGGCTTGTCGCTACTAGAAGGTAATGTGGTTAAGTATATAACTAGGTGGAAGTTAAAGGGGCAACCCTTGTCCGACTTAGAGAAAGCCAAGCACTGCATCGACTTGCTGATTGAAATACACAACGTCAAATGAAAAAAATAACAATCGAACTCACAGAAGAAGATGTTGAGACGGTACTCGCGCAGCTTGCTAGGATAACGGAGCTGCTTGAGATACTCGCGGAAGGAGATGATGATGATGCTGATTGAATGCAACGTAGCCGACCACTTGTACCTAATAGAAGACGACCCCGTTCGCCCTGATCTGTTTAGGGACAACAGCGTACGGTTTGAAGACCCTTTTGCCGTGTACGCAGAGATCAACGACGAGACAGGCGAGATAGCCGCAGTTGTTTGTGTAGCTATCTGTAAGTTTGTTCCACAAGCTGAGTTCCAACTAAAACTTTTAGCCGCAGGTAAAGGGCAGGAGATTGCGGAGCGATTAGCCGAGCGAGAAGCGATGTACGGGGAGCTAGGCACAGTGGTTTGTCCTTACGCTATATGGTCATACCAAAAGGGGCACGGGAGCAAGCTAATAAACAACTTACTCGAAGCCGTACCTTTTCTGCACCCAGAAGTATCCGCAGTAATTACTATGTCGCCACACTCAGATACGGCGATGCGGTTCCACATGAAAAATGGGGCGGATATATTTTCAACCGCTGAACACTGCATGAACTACGAATACGAGGTGCCCGATGTCATACTTCACTGACCCTACTGATTGCAGTTTGTCCATGCCAGAGAAATGCGAGTGTAATAATGCCTCGCCGTCAAAGATATGTAAGAAACCTTTTTACGATGCCTTCGATGCCTGTTTGATTTGTTCTCATGACAGAGCCTGTCATAGAGACGAAGAAGAGGAGTAGATTATGATTACCCCCTCGCTTATGTGCATAGCAGTCGCAGTATACTTTGAGGCGCGGGGCGAACCCAGTGCAGGGCAGCTTGCAGTAGCCCAAGTAGTACGAAACAGAATTGAAGACCCACGTTACCCAGACAATGCGTGTGACGTGGTTAAGCAGGGGTATTACTGGAACGGCAACCCCGTAAGAAACAAGTGCCAGTTTAGTTTTTATTGTGACGGCAAGTCGGATGCCCCGAAGAACAGACAGGCATGGTTTAACGCGCTTTATATTGCGCACTTAAGCAAGTTCGTGCCCGATGTGACAGATGGTGCGACCCACTACCACAGTACAAAGGTGTTTCCACACTGGGCATACACCGGACAAGTTACAACCAAGATACACAAGCATGTTTTCTACATAGGAATTAGATAGTGACTACAACAAAAATAGATATACCGACACCAGATAAGAAAGACCTTGAACGCGAGAAAATTGCCGAGGACATTAAGAAGTATCTAGCCAAAGGCGGCAAGGTAACGCAGTGCCCGAGGAACGCGTTTACAACCGTTGACCCTGATGGCAAGCCTGTTAAAAAGAAAAAGTTTGATGGTGGACGAAACGCTTCGTTAACCTCCCCAGACAAAAGAACACTCGGTGGCTTTGTATTTCCTCCCAAAAAAGGAAAAGAGTAATGTATGAATATAACTGCACCATAACTAGAGTCGTGGATGGAGATACAGTCGATGTGGATGTGGACCTTGGTTGGGATACTTGGCGTCGCGGTGAGCGCATACGTTTGTACGGTATTGATACTCCAGAGTGCCGCACGCGAGATGATGAAGAAAAAGCTGCCGGACTCTTGGCAAAGAAGTTTGTCGAACAGATGCTCCACGTCGGAGGAACCTACAAGCTCGAAACTAGAGAGAAAGGTAAGTTCGGACGATACCTCGGAGTAATAAAGATAGCGGGCGACCTAACCATTAACACCGCACTGGTAACCGAACACCTCGCCGTACCTTACATGGGGCAAAGCAAACAAGAGATTGAAGATGCTCACAAAGCAAACTACGAAATACTAAAAGCGAAGGCGTTGATATGAGAACTTATAATGAACAGTCATTGGGCGAAGCAGTAAAAGGCCTTACTGGGAACAGTAGAGAGGAACGAGAGCAGTTTAAAAAAGTTGGGAGGGAGCTGATAAAAATACAGTGCGCGGCCTGCAAAAAAGAAAAGACTGTTAGGCATGGCGTACTCCTCAAATATTACAAAGGTAAAGATTACACATGCTACGGCTGTGGCATGGAGAAGAGGGCGCAGGACAAAAAAGAAATGAACCAAGCGTTGATAAACTTAGCCCGCAGTAAAGGCTTAATTAAATAAAGGTTATTACTATGACTGCATGGTCTTACAGTAGCATAAACACATTTAAACAGTGCCCTAAAAAGTACTACCATTTAAAAGTAGCTAGGGACGTAAAAGACAAAGGCAGCGTTGCCACGGTCTACGGGCAAGAAGTACACACAGCAGCGGAAGAATTTATTAGGGACAGAAAAGAAGTACCTAAGAAGTTCGCGTTTATAAACAATGTGCTAGAAGCGTTAGATAAAATAGAGGGGGAGAAGCACTGCGAACTTAAGCTAGGCGTGGCAAAAACAGAAGACGGTTACGCGCCCACTACGTTCTTTGCTGATGATGTTTGGTGGCGTGGCGTGGCAGACTTAGTAATAATCAACGGTGATATTGCGCACTCTATAGACTACAAGACAAGCAAAAATGCGAAGTACGCGGACACTAAACAGTTAGACGCCGTAGCCGCTGGGTTATTTACACACTTCCCACAGCTCAAGGTAATTAAATCTGCCCTAGCCTTTGTGGTCAGCAAAGAATTTATACAAAAAGAACACGTAGTAGAAAAGAAAGATTCTTACTTTGCTACGTTTGAGCCAGACTTAGAGAGACTAGAAGGCGCACAAGAGTCAGGCGTTTGGAATGCAATCAGTGGGCCTCTGTGTGGTTGGTGCCCAGTAACTTCGTGTGAACATTATAGGAAAAGATAAATCATGCAGATGATACAAAAATGGATACAGTTAACCTTTTTCGGGTAAGACAACGAAGCCATGTTAGTCTATGTGGTGTAACTTAAACTGGTGGCCTACGTATGTTACAAAAGAGTTCACCCCGCGCCGGTATATGGCGCTTAACGAGCCGCTGATACACAGTTTGCGCTCTACTAGAAACGGCTACCCTGCATACATAATGGATTTATTAAAAGAACTATACGTGGTGTTATATGAGGAGCAACCCACAAAAGGTTTTATTAGGCGTCTTATGGAGGGTGGGAAACCTATACAGTGGTGGCAATGGGATTTATTCGAGGAGGTTAAATGGCGAGTAGCTAACGGGAGTAGACACTATAACGTAATAGCAGAACTTAGACGCCGTATGTGTTTACTTCTTGACTACGAAGACGTTGCCCCCAGTAGCTGGGGAGTTAGAAAAGACATGCTCGAGGCGTGGAGGAAACTCCGCATGGAAGTTATAGAAGTATACGGGGGAAACTGCGCCGCTTGTGGGCGCAACCACAAAGATCACGGGGTAGTTATACATGTAGACCACATAATCCCAAAGTCTGACGTGCCAGCGCTAGCCCTTCATTTCTCTAACCTACAACTACTTTGCGAAGAATGTAACCTCGGCAAAGGCAGAGATTATATAACAGACTGGCGTCCCGAAGCGTGTATAAACGACATTGAGGGGCTTGTACATAACCCAGAGACACTAGAGGAATGGAGCGAATGAGAAAGCCAAGAGACTACAAAGCCGAGTACGCTAAGTACCAAGGCACTGAAGAACAAAAGAAGAACCGTGCAAAACGCAATGCTGCACGCCGTAAGGCTGAGAAAGAAGGCAAGGTTAAGAAAGGCGACGGCAAGGACGTAGCCCACGTCAAGGCTATGGACAAGGGCGGCAAGAACTCTGACGGTACTAGAGTAGAGACAGCGAGCCGCAACCGTTCTTTTAAACGAGATTCCAAGGGCAACCTTGTGTCTGAGACTAGTGACCGCGAGCGCAAAAAGAAGACGAGCAAAGCATGAGAATAGTTAACGACAAAGCTTTGGTGCTAAAAACTAAGCGCCACGAACTAGTAACGGACAAGATAAAAAACTGTAAAAAATAGGGCAAGAAGGCGAGCTTGTAGAACTAGCCGTTAAATGGGAGTTCGAGGAAGCCGCTGCTCTAGCGGAGTTGGGAGCAAAAGAAGTGCCGTCTCCTATGCTTAGGGACTACGAATGGACGGGTAAACTAACCCCTTTTGAGCATCAAAAGACAACGGCTTCTTTCCTCAGCCTGTACAAAAAGCTTTTTGTTTTTAACGAGGCGGGCACAGGCAAGACCGCATCCGTTATATGGGCGGTTGATTACCTGATGAAACTAGGGCTTATAAAACGAGTACTTGTTATATGCCCCCTGTCTATTATGAAGTCTGCTTGGCAGGAAGACCTTTTTAAGTTCGCCATGCACCGTAGTTGTTCTGTTGCCCATGGAGCAGCTGACAGAAGGAAAAAAATAATAGACGCGGGTTCCGACTTTGTCATTATAAACTTCGACGGGGTAGCCGTAGTAAAGGACACCATTCTAAAAAGCCAGTTCGATTTGATTGTGGTAGACGAAGCTAACGCTTACAAGAATGCCCAAACTAATCGTTGGAAAATACTACGCGACCTAGCAAAAACAGTAGACAGGTTATGGATGCTGACAGGTACTCCCGCAGCGCAATCCCCGCTTGATGCTTATGGTTTAGCTAAGTTAGTAAGCCCTCATCGCGTGCCTAAGTATTACACCCCTTACAGGGACACAGTCATGTATAAGGTGTCTCAGCATATATGGCGACCTAAACCCGGAGCCGACAAAGTAGTACACAACGTTTTGCAGCCCGCCATACGGTTTGAGAAAGACCAATGTCTCGACTTACCCGAGGTAGTAGCCGTGGAAAGGGAAGCACCACTTACTGCGCAACAACAAAAATATTATACGTTGCTTAAAAAACAAATGACCATGCAGGCAGCGGGGGAGCAAATTACTTCGGTAAACGCCGCTACAAACTTAAACAAGCTGCTCCAAATATCTGGGGGTGCGGTCTACACGGACGATAGAGAAGTTGTTCAGTTCGACGTAAAAAACAGACTTAATGTAGTACTTGAGGTTATCAACGAAGCCTCCCATAAAGTATTGGTTTTTGTACCCTTTACCCACACGATAGAGCTGCTCAAGGAGTTTCTAAACAAGCACAAGATACCGTCAGAAATCATCTCTGGCAAAGTCTCGCTCAACAACCGCAGTAAAATATTCCACGACTTCCAAACGAAAGACGACCCGCAAGTGCTTATCATTCAACCTCAAGCGGCTTCGCACGGACTTACTCTTACCGCAGCAGATACTATCATCTGGTACGCACCTGTCACGAGTGTAGAAACTTACTTGCAAGCAAACGCTCGCATAGACAGGCCCGGCCAAAAGCACAGCATGACCATCGTGCATATACAGGGCAGCGAAGTAGAAGCGAAAATATACGGCATGTTAAAAACAATGTGCTTAACCATAATAAAATTGTCGAGTTGTATAGAAAAGAAGTTGAATAGGTGTTGACATTGTCTATACAAATGCTATGCTCCTTATCCCTCTTAGCAAAAGGACGGAGTAATGACAGACGATACGACAGGCAAATTAGTCGCCGCTTATATAAACATGCGGACGGCTATACAAGAGAAAGAAGAAGAAGTAAAAAAACTTAAGGAACAGCAAAACCTTATTAGTGACCGAATGCTAGAACTATGCGCAAAAGAAGACATAGACAGCGTTAAAACCCCCTTTGGCACGCTTACGCGAAGGGTCTATTCCTCTTACTGGACCAGTGATTGGGATCGAATGTATAAGTTCATTGCCGAAAATGAAGCTTATCATTTACTAGAGAAACGAATCCACAACGGAAACATGCGAGAGTTTCTCGAAGAAAAACCCAGACGTCTTACCCATGGGTCTGCAATCAGATCGTAGGTACGCTGTCTCTGTTCGTAAACCAACTAATAAATAGGACTTAAAATAATGAGCAATGATATATCTATATTCACAGGACAAACCGGCGTAGCTACAGGCAACCGACAAAGTGCGCTAGCCCAAAAACTGGCTGTCTCTTCGTCGGGCAGCAACCGTAGAATTCAAGCCAATATCAACGGCACGTTTAGAAAGATGGTCAACGGGGAGCAGGTGGGTAACGCTATCCGTGGGGAGTTTAACGCAGTAGTTGTTGGTATGTTGACCGACGTGTCTCGTATCTTCT